CTGCCCCGATTCGAGCCCGCATAACAACCCGCTGAACGTCGTCGACGTCGAACGCCAAGGCATCGCCGTGACCGCCGCCGAGGATCTGAATTTGACTCGCACTCGTAAGGGTCAAGACCTTTCGGTCGTTGTTCCGCTGTGCTGTCGGAGGAGCCGCCCCAGTGATCGTATAGACCCAAGGAGAAGCGATGTTTGCCGAAGTCGGAAAGGATACCGCTGGTCCGATGAAGTCATCGAAGTACGGTTTGAAATCTTTCATGCCTGCCATGTTCTTATTTCCTGTTTTGTGAATGTTGTTGCCGTCCCAAAAAGCCCCCAAGCAATCGCCCAGGGGCTATAAATCATTCGATCGCTTAGCGGTTCGAGTAGAACCCAACGTGATCGATCATCGCGCAACCCATCGATTGACGGATCTTAAAGTCGTACTTGTCACTGAGCATGGTCCATTCGTTTTCCAGCACTGGCGATTCTTCGCCCTGGAGGAAGACGATTTCGGCGGTGTCAACTACCGAATTCGACGCAATCAGATACCAGTTGGTAGCGTTGTTGTTGTCAAGCAACGCCGTAGCGACAACTTGCAACGGTCGAACGCCATTGACACCGTAGAGGCTAGAGATTCCCTCGTTGCCGTTGGTCTGTGCGAACGAAAGGCTGTTCGTGATCCTCAATGCCGTCGATGCGTACCGCTGAGGCACAAGCAACACCGAAGGGACCAAGTTAAGCACCGATCCGTTGAGGCCCTTCTGCTTGGCCATCAACTCAAAGCCCTCGTCAAGCGTCGTTTCGCTTGGAGCCGCTGCCGTGGTGGCGGTAATGTTTCGCCCGCTTGCGTGCGATGCGGAAAACAAGACAACGCCATCGGGCATCATTGGATTCGAGAGGAACGTGTCATAAACAAGTTGCTCTTGAGTACGTCGAGCCGCAACGCCTTGCATCGATGGGATGCGGGACAACGCGTCAAGATTGTCGTTGATAATCGTTTCCCAGGTCACCGAGAAGTTCGCACCAAACTTGTCGATGTTGTAGGTCTTGCGTCGGTCGCTGAGTTTCTTTTCAGGGTATTCCTTGCCCTCGGGGACGACTTCCAGATTCTGGAATTCGCTCAGTTGGGTAGCGTGAATATCCTTGAAGTCCTCGACGCTCTGACGCTGCCGAACCCAAGAGGACCAAGTATACGGGGCCTCTTCGTAAGCCGCTCGAAGCGTGTTGTTCAGCCCGTCAAACAGGATGTTTTGAAACGATCCGGTCGTATGGAAAGCGTCGGCCAAGCCGCGCTTGACCATGTTGAGCGTTGGAGCGTGTCCCATCGCCATTCGTGCGATGTCTTTCTTGGTGTGCTTTTCAGGGTCAACACCCATTCTGCGCACGCAAGCTTCGGCAAGTCGATAGACGCCGAGGTTAGCAAAATGGCTAGCCCCTTCTGCCTTGGGTGCGGCCGTTCGCTTTACCGTACCCTGGAAGCATCGCTGAGTAAACCCAGCCTTTGCCGCGTTTTCGAACTTGTCTTGCTCCGATTCACCAAAGCCGATGTGCGAGCCCTCGACGGCCCCGCCTAGTGGTTGACTGGCCATCTTTCGGATGATCCTTTCTTGAGCGATTTCAACAGTCACGGATGGATCGTCAACCAAAGAGTCTGCGAAGCTTCGCTCAAGCTTTGCAAGCGTACAATGGGCAACGATAGTTTTGCGTCGGTCGTCGGCTGCCTTGAGTTGGCGTGCAACTTCGGCCTCGACTTTCTTTTCGGTGTCTTCGGCAGGCGGGGTCTCGGCCCGCATAGCCTCTTCGGGTTCTTTGTCAGCCATCGATTCGACTTGCCCCATCGGAGCATCGCCGGAATCTGCTTGGCCTGCTGCCTTGCCTGCGAGGAAAATAATGATCTGATCTGGATCGGTCATGCCCTCTGGCAACCCGAGCCCCTTGAGAGTTGCCAAAAGCGACTCGTCCATACGCGTAACCCTTTCCTGGTCGTAAGACCGTCTAACAGTAGAATTCGGATCTGCGCCCGTTGCGCAGATCGAAGCGTTATGGGGTTCCCATTGGAGTACGATTTCCGCTGGTCCCTCAATCACCTTGCCTTGTCGGGTGGTGTACGTTTGGCCCTCTCGGATGAATTGACGCTCTAGAATCTGTGCATCAATCGAGAAGTCATTAAGATGGCCTTCGGTGTATCTTGTCGCGACAATTTGGCTGTCTGCATCGCTTGCAAAGTCAGGCAACCCTAAAAGCTCATCGCCCTCGATAACGATATTGCGAATCGATCCGAAGACGTTGCGTACCGTCTTGTCGTTGTGGCTGTCAACGATAGGCAACTGCTTTTTATCGTTGCGGAATCGAACGCCATCCATCAACAATACTTGCTTGATCCAACCGCGATCCTGATCGTAAATGTCAATCGGCGTTTCGGTCGCAATCACCGCTCGACCATCCTTCACGGTCCCGAATTGACGAACGATCGAACCGCCCTCGATAGGCTTTGATCGCCTTGCATCTAGTTCCCTGCGTCTTGCCTCCAGACCTCTTTTCTTGAATCGCTCTCGGTCTTGCTTGTTCATGCTGTCACCTCAGCCGGTAGCGTGTCCACTGATCCGTCTTTTGCGTCGTCGATTAGGGCCTGTACGCTCGATTCGCTCATGCCGACCGACGATAGGAACACCCTGGCCGCCGCTTCGCTAATGACCCCGCTAGCTAGCTCGTTGAGGGTCTTGTCGATGGCTTTGCGGTTGCGGTTGAATTGGAGCGTTGATAGCCCCATCATTTCGCCGCTGCCGGTCGCTGGTTGGGTTCCTGCCGCCCCTTGGGTCTGAGCCGCCGAAATGGCTAGCTGCGTTTGCTCTGGGGTCTGCAAGCCAAGCTTTTGAAGCAATCGGTTTTCTTTGGCCCGCTGGTAGAACACTTGACGATAGCTAAGCCCTCTGGACCCGAGCACGTTGGCGTAAGTGTCTGAGAATGAATTGATCGCCATTTCGGCGGCTTGCTGTTCGCTTTGGGGGTCGACCCATTCCCATTCTGGCGTCTGCCATTCGACAGGCGTAAACCGCCTGCGATCGCCTAGGAGGTCGAACGACGAGGGGAAACCCTCTAGATCGGTAATAGCCGCATAGGTGCAAAACTCATCCCAGACAGGCTGCAAAAGGTGGCGAATCATGTATGCCTGAATGATTCTGTACCGCCTTCGGTCTTCGAGTTGGCTAGTCCGGCTCGAACTGTAGCTGGTCTGCGAATAGTCCCGAGCCACAACCTCGTACGATAGCCCGGTCCCTACCGCGATCCCTCGAAGGATAAATTTGATCCACTCCCCGGCCCCGTTGTTGGGTCGAGTTGGGTTGATAACGTCGACCGATTCCCCTGGGTTAAGATCGAAAATCAGACCCGGTTCAAGGTATCGCTCTCGATTGCCGGCCTTGTCGATTCCGCTTCCGGTCTCTGGATCGGACAGGCTTCCTATTGGCGTCTCAGTCTTGATCGCTGCGGTAAGGCAAGATGCAATCGCCGAAGATTGCAACTCATTGTCTTTGTACGTTCCGAGGTCTCTGATATCCGACAGCACCGGAGCGAACCAAGTTACACCCCGCTTTTGGCCAACTCGGTCCTGCCTGAACAGGTGGATAATCTCCCTAGCCGGGATTTCCTTTGGCGTTCGGCTCACCGCGTAAGGCTGTAGCGGATGGTCCTCGTAGATCATATAGGCAAGAGGCTTGCCGTATTCGTCAACCTTGATGCCGCGAATAACCCGCGCACCATCGCCGCGATCGACGCCTGTGTTGTACGTGTCTCGGTCCGTAGCCAACCGATCAACCTCGATAACCTCAAGGGCGAAGGGAATCGGTCGGCTGATGCCCCGGTATTCGGTCGACGGTAGGCGAACCTTACGAATCAAGATTTCACCCGCTTCAACCATTTCACGTAGGGCGATAGTCTGGATTTCTTCGAGCGTCAACTTGCCGTTGATATCCGCGACTTCGGACCACTCGGACCAAGTCTTATCGCGCTGGTCGTTTACGTCCTCAACGTCATCGCCCAAAGGTGTCTCAAACGTGCTTTGGGCTTGTATGCCTGTTCCGACGACGGAAGAAACGATGGTATCGACAGCCCCCCAAGCGTATGGATTGTCTCGAACCAATCGCCTAGCCTCTGCCCTGAGTCGATCGGCCCCGAATGGACCCATTAGCTCTTGGTCAGCTGGTAGGTTCTTTGGGTGTCTGTTGCTCGATACCCGCGATGGCTCGGCCCCTTGGTAGGAT